GCGGATGGAGGGTGTACCGTTCCTGGAGACGTTGTGAAGGCATTCGCTGCGGGAGCCGATTTTGTGATGCTTGGTGGTATGTTGGCGGGTCACAAAGAGGGTGGCGCATCTGTGTTTGGAACAAATAAATTCTATGGTATGAGTTCAGATACAGCAATGGACTTACACAATGGTGGTGTTGCTAACTATCGAGCCAGCGAAGGCAAGACTGTTGAGATACCATATCGCGGAGAGGTAAGCAGAACATTACAAGAAATTCTTGGTGGTCTTCGTTCGGCATGTACTTATGTAGGAGCAAGTGAATTGAGGCATTTGAGTAAGCGTACAACGTTCGTGCGTGTAACTCAGCAGTTGAACAATTCCTTGAGTGCATATGAGATCTGAAATGGCGAATCGAGAAGAAAAGAATATATTTTCAATGATGATTATGAACATGGCAATTAATGAAAAAATAGATCACATGGACGCAATCACAACCTACTGTGAACGCAACAATCTTGAAATTGAAGTTGCTGCCAGTTTAATCAATGAATCATTGAAAAGTATTATACAAGGTGAAGCAATGGAGTTGCGATTTCTTCCGAGAGGTGGTAAACTTCCATTATGAATTGGCAAATATTAATTTGGAATATTTTTATTTGGACTTTTATAGGTGTGATGATTTATGTCACACATTCATCTCTTTGGTGGTTAATCATTCCTGCTATCTTTACAGGAACTCAGAGCGCATCTGATATGCTAAAGGCGTTTAATGAGGCAGAAAAAGAACGTAACGATGAAGAAGATTTTAAAATCGATGAAGAAACGAAGAATAAGATGCGCACACTTTTAGAGAAAGCAAAGCGAGGATCACTTTGAACGGATATGATCTATATTGCACTTATCAAGCCATCAAGTTGCACTTTAGTTCTGAAAATTATAACTTCTTTCATTATGATGGCAAAACAAAAGTTTCAATAGATGCGTTTCAAAAACGTCGCGACAAATTTTTATTTCATCGTCTTGCGCGTAAGTATCGCGACGAAGAAATGATTCCATTTCTGGTGGCTAATTTTATTGACCGAGACGATAACTGGACCAAGTCACTCCTTGAAGAAGAAGCTGAGCAAGCATATCGAGATTGGAAAAGAAGAACAGATTCGATGAGCAAGGTTTACGCTGAAGACTTGCAAAAAATTGCAACAAAAGAAAATTTTAATGATCTATTTAAAATTGAAGAAGGTCAACATTCAAAGTTATTAATTCTATTCATGCAGAAAGAAATAACAATTGAAACAATGGTGATACTAAACAATCTCTTTGACTTTATTCGAATTTGGGATAAGAAGATTTCTGATGATATCATCTATCCAAAGATTTCAAGAAAGATTCGTAAGTATGGATCATTCTTGAATGTGAACGTTGACAAGTATAAACTCTTGACGAAAGAAACTTTACTTGCTAACGAAAATACTATATAATAATATGGTAATGAAAAAAGTGGACAAGACGAAATACATTTAATACAACGCAATACGGAGTAATACATATGACACTATCAAGTCTTAAAAACAAGGGTTCATCCCTCGATAAATTAAAGAAAGCAGTTGAAGCATCTTCAGCAGGTGGCGGAAAACCAGGTGCTGATGATCGTTTCTGGCAACCTGATGTTGACGCTGCTGGCAACGGATACGCAGTAATTCGTTTCCTCGATACACCAGCAGTTGACGGTGAAGATGGTCTTCCTTGGGTTCAAGTTTGGTCGCATGGATTTCAAGGTCCAGGTGGCTGGTACATTGAGAACTCTCTTACAACTCTTGGAAAGAATGATCCTGTTTCTGAGTACAACACTGTTCTCTGGAACTCTGGCATTGAAGCCAATAAAGAAATCGCTCGTAAGCAAAAGCGCAAGCTGACTTACATTAGCAACATTCTTATTGTCTCTGATCCGAAGCGCCCTCAAAACGAAGGTAAGGTTTTCCTTTACAAGTTTGGTAAGAAAATCTTTGATAAGATCAAAGAGAAACTTGAGCCACAATTTGCTGATGAAACACCGCTGAATCCGTTTGATTTCTGGAAGGGTGCAAACTTCAAGGTCAAGATTCGCAATGTAGAGGGCTATCGCAACTATGATAAGTCAGAGTTTGATGTCCAGTCTGCATTGTTCGCTTCTGACCCAGCCCATCCCGATGATACTCAAATCGAAAAGGTTTGGAAGTCTTCATATTCACTCAAAGATTTTTTGAAGCCTGAGAACTTCAAGTCTTATGACGATTTGAAAGCAAAATTAGATCGCGTTCTTGGTGCTGGTGGCGTTGCTGGTGCAACTGCCAAGAAAATTAACGATGAAGAAGCAGATGCTCCTGTCGTTCGTTCTGCTCCAGCCAAGAAGGTTACTGCTGAAGATGTCACCGTTGAAGACGATGACATGGCTTTCTTTGAGAAGTTGGCTGCAGAGTAATACAATTTAGAAAACTATAGATGTTTTCGGGCGCACTTCGGTGCGCCTTTTTTTTATACATTGTTAAGCGTATACGAATTTGTCATCAAATGAATCATCGCGCATTCGCTCAGCAGGTTCCTTTGGAATCTTGTCAGCAGCTCTAGCACCGTCAATCGCACCCCTAGTAGCGTCAAATCCACTCTGCGTCTGGTCACCTAATTGTTTAAGATTATTTGCTACCATCATCGTTCCTGCTTGCGCAGCAACTGCAGCAGCCATTGCATCTGCAGCTGTAGTGTCTGCAGAATCTGGTGGCGATGCAACTGACGCTGAATCTTTCGCAAAATATTGTAGAATTTGAGAATTAAGTGCAGAATTCACGCCCGAGTCTAATCGCGCTGTTTCTGCAGCTGCCATGTACGCTTTTCCACCGTCCATACTTGTTGCTGCAGTTAAATCAGCTGTTGTAATCCTCTGATCGTCATCTAGATCTAGTTTAGCATTAAGACTATACTCGTCAGTTCCAGAAACAGCGAAAACACCACTAGAAACTCTACCTGGCATAAAGATATATCCATAAAGTTCACCACGAGAAATACCTGTTTTCGGGACTTTCCAATATTCAAAATATTTTTCAACATATTTCATTTGCTGCGCTGCACTCATAATTCTCAGCGCAGCTGTTGTGGTCCCTAAATTTTTAGCAGTGGCTTCTGTAAACTGAATTAATCCTGTGGCTGTGCTTTTAGGATTTTTAGCAGATGGATCTAATCTACTTTCTCTATACATCACTGCTAACAAATCTGAAGGATCTAAATTATATTCATCAGAAACTCTTAAAACCTCAGCCATAAAATTTTTATCATTAGAAACAATTTTTTCAACTTGCATTGGTGCTTGTGTTGTAGCTGCTATATTAGCGATTCTATCTGGTGTTAAATATTCGCCATATTCGCCATATTCGCCAATATCGGAAATGTTATTAACAGGTTCATTCTCACATAAAATACCAAATAGTTTTTCTGCAATAAATGTAGTTGGCTCGTCCATAAAAAATGATGCGGCTATACCAGCACTAGCACCAGCAAGCAATCCCAATGGTCCACCAACTAAAGTTCCGACAACAGCACCAATACCAGTAGCACCTAAAAGATCTACAAAATATTTAAATCCACTTACCATCGTTTCTTTATAAGTTTCATATTTCATTTTTCCTTCAGCGCGTCGATTTACTGCTTCGTACATATCATAAATTTTATAAGTTGCCATCAATATTGCTGCAGGCGCAATAAATTTAAAATATTTTGTTTTAGTCAATCCATCGTTAATTCTTTTTAATGCTAAAAGAACTTTCTTATTAGCGAATGATGCTCTTACTCTTCTTAAGACACCAGTAGTTCTTGGCGCTTGTGACATTGGTGTTCCTGGAACTCTTGCAGTTTTTTGCAAAAATTCTTCCATTGTACCTTGTTGTTTGGCTTGTTTATATGCTTCTGATAGAGTAAATGGTTTTCCTGTAATCGGATTGACCATATTTCTATACTGATTCAATACAGATAATTGCCTGAGTGTCATCCCCGCAACACCTGCAGCGCCTGCAACACCTGCAACACCTGCAACACCTGTCGTTCTTGTTGCTGAAACAGGAATTGTAGGTGTAGGTTTAACTTTTTTTATTATATCATATAATGCCCTACCACCTTTATATACGGATTTTGCTAATTTAAATCCATAAACTGCTTCTAACAACAAAATTATGTTGTCTATAGGTTTAGATACTGTTTCTAAACTTTCCTCAAACGATTTTAAAATTTCTATTTCCCTTTGCCTAGCTCTCCATTCTAACGGATTTTTTCTAGGATCAAAGTTATTTGTGTAAATATCGCTGTTAAATGATGTAAAGTCGACTCCCTTTTCGCCTTTGAATCGTTTTAACGCTCTATCTTCAGCACCAAGTTGCCGCAATAACGAAAGTTTGAATAGATTACCTATAACTGGAAATGAAGTACCGATAATCTTTTTAGCAGCTGCTTGCGCTGACTCAGATGAAATAAAAGCAGCCAATGTCGCAGCTGTTGCAGTGCCAAGAGTAGTGACTATATCGTTAGCACCAACAGCTTTTAAGCCTAATGCAGCTAATGATGCACCAACAGTTGCAGCGATAATTGCTCTGATGCGCTCATCTTCAATTATCCGCCTCTTTTTATCTTCAGCGGATCCTCCAGTTGCTTTTAATCCTTTTAATTTTTGAAGTTCAGCATTAATAGAATCAATCTGACCTTTAACTGATTTAGAGTTTAATGGAACTTTAAAACTCTTTAACTGTCCATATGAATCAATACGCATTTTTCTCTGACCCTTAAAATATCCTAGGTCACTAGAAATAGCACTGATCATTAGAGTATTTCGTTCGATGATAGATTCCAATATGGAAACTTGTTTAGATAAAGTTGACAAAGAAGTCACAACATGTTTTTTAAATTCTATCTCATTTTTTTCTTGTTTCCTTTCTTCGTCAGATACCAAATACTTTTGTTGCGCAATACCGTATAGTGTTCGCGAACCTGTTAATGCTGCAGCCATACCGACCAAAGAAAATCTAAATTTTAAATTCATTACAAATGCATCTGACAATGCCTTTAAAACTGGTGTGTTTCTGTAGGCTGTCGATGCATATAGTCTTGTTGTTACATCTGTTAGTGCCATTATCTTCTTCTAACCCTATTTCGTTTTCTTGCGATAGCGTTTAATCTAGATTCTTGTTCCATTTTTGTCTTTTTTATCTTCTCCGATTCTTCTTTTACCCAATTATTAACCATGCCAATATATAAGTCTCTTTCCCAAGGCACCATGTTTTCTAATTCAGTCAATGTATATTTGTATTGATGAACCATCGTAAACATGTTTCCGTAGTATGATTTTAAATCTCTACCACGGAAGGCTACGAAAAAAAATCATTGAGTCCCTCCAAATGTAGATTATGTTCAAAGTTGCACTTTTGGCAAGAATGCTTAACATCATGTTTAATTGTAGGTAGATTTTCAAAAAATCCTGTTATCTTTTCGAATTGTTCTTGAGTTAAACTTTCTAAAAAAACATAAAATTCTTCTCTACTTGTTTCTTTTGTATAGTGAATTTCGTTCTCATCAAACACATATTCGCAACAATCATAAATTAAATCAAATATCATTTGAGCGTCTTCAGAAATTACCAATTTGTTTATGGACTTGTATGAAGTTAAATTTGGAAATTTTAATTGTAATCCAACGTCTCTAGTGATGTAGATTTTAGAAGGTAAATCGCTGATCGGTGGTTTAATTTCTAAGATATTGATCTCTACAGGCATCATGTGCATGCAAAGTTCATCTTCTTCTGTTCCATCTTCTTTAGTTGTTTTACCAGTCACGTTTCTACATACGAAATATGATTCTACCTTTTCTCCGACTGAGCGTGCTCTAATGTTTAAGAACAAATATTCTATGTCGAAAATAGGAATATTTTCAATATCAATTTCATTAATCAAACAATTGTTTATAACTTGTTTAATGCTCTTTAATATATCTTCCTCTTTACCAGATTGTAGTGCCATTAAAAGAAGTTTTTCTTCTTTAACTAAAAATGGTCTAAATTTAATTGGATCGGGTAAGGAGACTATTTTTAAATCGTAAATCGGCAAATCAATTTTCGGTAATGGCATAATTAACCTCGTTCATATTGATCTTTTATTGGTATAGAAAGAGTAAAATATTCATAAGTGAAGGTGACTGAAACTTTTTGATATCCATCATCGCCCCAATTACTCGGTACAGACTGCACACTTATAG